CTTCTAAGAATACATCTATTATCATACTATATATAGTTTACTAACATAACTATAAATACCATAATAACAAATAAAATTAAATATCAAAGAGAGGTACGAAAAATGGAAAATGAAGCGACTGAAAAAACAAATGAAAAGAAAAAAATGGTGCAGTTGGGCATCAGGTGCAACACTGCAACAGCCCACGAGTACAAAAGATTAAGAGCCGAAGAATGCAAAAATTTAAAACCTGGAGTTTCAAAGGACGATATTTTCATGGCAAAACTCCTGGAATGCTACAAAATCATTAAGAAAATAGGTGAAAACGAATGAACCAATTGCAATCAGGAGCAATGCCTGAGAAAGTAACATTCAAATCGACAGGGCAGATGTACTGGAAAGAAGCAACGGACAACAAAAACAACACATTTAGAAAAGTTGATCCGGCAGATGAACGGTTTTCAATGCTTGAAAGATATTCAAAAAGACGGCTTAATCCAGGAGAACTGTTAATCAAAATCGTTCAAAAAGAGATGCCTGAAAATAGTTTTGTCCGGTCGGTTCGAGATGTTTCGTTCATTGACGGCTGGTGTGGAATAACTTGGTATGAAGAAAAGGTGATTTAAATGGGTAAAATTATTAAATTAGATAGGGACTGTGAATTCCCAACTTGTGATTATTGCCATAATTTGGAGGACTGCCCTTATAATCACAATTGGAAAATTTGTGGTGCTGAAAAACTCGAAGATACGTTTGATTTTTTTGATATTGTAAAATGCGAGGATTGGATAGGATTATTCAAATGGAATGAATATATAAAAGAAAATCCATTAGAGTCGATGATAGAAATGTTTGAAGATGAAATGGCTTGTGAAGATGAATTATTTGACAACGAAAGGCTAACTTCTGAAATACATAAGAAAATAGATAATGCAATTAAACAATGTAAAACCAATGAAGAAGTTATTGAAACAGTTGAATATTGGTTTAAATATCATTTAGTGCCTTTTGAATATTCAGTATACCATTATGAACTTGTCGGTGGAGATTGTTAATGTGCAACCTAACATACAACGGCAAACAAGAAAAATACAGCAATGTAAAAATTGTTGTACTGCCAAGAAAAGTGCGGATAATTGGAAAGCATTCCGCACTTATCTGCGAAATCCCAACAAAACGCTTCAAAATGGGAGAAGAAATAAAAGAAAAGATTGAATATTTTGCCAGTTTTCTTGAAATTGTTGATTTGAATAGTTTTTTGAGGGCAAGAAATAAGATTGGACGGTGAAAAACAATGAAAGGACTTTTAAAACTTGAAAATGGAAATGAAATAAGAGTTGAACTGACTGATGAAGGACTTTTAAAATTATTAGATGCTGAAAAACCGGCTAAATTAACCGGTTGGGAAAGATTACCTGATAAAACGTATTATTTCCTTGATGATGAGGGGGTTGCTCGTCAGGATACGGATAATAACTTTAATTTGATTGATGACAGTAGATATAATGTAGGAAACTACTTTTCAACGATAGAAAAAGCAGAAGAAGAATCAGCCGAAACGATACTAAAAAGAAAAATGAAAAGATTTAGAGAATTAAACGATCCAATCGACTGGAATCATTTTGGAGGAAAATTTTTTATATTTGGATCTTGTGGTAGATTAAGTATTGAACTTGATTGGAATAGGTCATTTGGAACTATTTATTTCAATTCTAGAGAATTTGCAGAAAAAGCACTTGAAACGTTCCGCCCCGAATTAGAGAAATATTATGGAATACAACTTGCAGAAATCACAAATGTAACTAACAATCAAAAATAAATTAATTATCATCCTTTTTTTTATAAAATTTTTCAAAAAAGTGTATCAATGCCCATATACAGTTATGGAAAGTATGCTTTAACCCCAATTCATCAGTAACATACTTTTTTAAGTTTTCATTCTAACCTTTTGGAAAATAAGTGCAGATTTCAACAAATTCTTTTCCACATTTGTTACATTTAACGTACCATTGATTTTCAAATTTAACGCCATCTAAACGCCTTATTTTGTATTCTCTCAGTTCTTTTTCATGAAAGGATTTATGTTTCATTATTCTTCACCTTCCTTTTTCTGTTCGTTATTCTGCAATTGTTGTAATAATTGGCGTTCTTTTTTCTTTGTATTCTCTTTATCTCGTCGGAATTCAATGGCTCTTATGCTTTCAATTTTCTGATTTAATATTTTTACTTCGCCCTTTAAATATTCTTTCAGGGCAAGGTTTTGTTCTGAACTGTTTTCTTCTATGCTTTCTTTGAATTGTTCGAGAGTCATTGTTTCACATCATCTGATTTAGCAGATAAGTCCCAATTTCTTGGAGGCTCTAACCATATTCTATTTCCTTCTTTGTTAAGATAATATGCCCTTCCAGTTGCACTATACCAAACCATCCAAGATTTATCTTTTTCCATTTCATTTATATGTTCATATAGTGCATCCCAGTCAATATCGGGTATATTTTTTATCCTATCATCAGGCATATAATTTAATTTTTTGTTCATTTCCACCACTCCTCTGGGAATTTTGGGCCTTCGTATCCTTCAAGGAACTTTGCGGCCATGTTGTCAGCGTAATAAGTTAATGATATTTCTTGATCGAAATCTGTTAATTGATAGCTATATTTTGAATAGCTTGGGTCATAGACGTACCAGTGCCAGCGAATGCAAAGTAATTCTAATTCGCTGATTGTTGGCTCCAATCGTTGCATTATCAGCATTGACTTCTCACCGTGCCCCATTGGGAAAGGATCCTTAAGAATATATGGCGGTTCATCATTTGGGTTGTAAGTTTCATTGTATTTTGGATTTTTGAAATATATTCCTGGCTTGCAAAAGTCGTGTCCTGTTGCAATTCTGCATACCTCCTTTTCTGAAAATAGCTTAAAATGCTTGTTTAGTTCGGTTAATATTTTGAACACGTTAAGACAGTGCTGACACCAACCGCCACGCACCGCCAAGTGTGTCCGAGTAGAAGCCGGCTGGGTGAAAGCATCTTTATTTTCAAGGTAATTTAAGACTGTTTTAGGATTATCGTAGAAAGTATTAACTAATTCATAGAATTTAATTCTGTTTTCTTCCATCTGTGTTTTTGAAATTTGCATATAGAATTTTATGATTTTCAAAAGTTAAAAAAGTATTTATTGAATAGATAAAATTAAAATATTTCCAAAGTCATCAACTGCATTTGGCTGTTTGCATTTTTTCCAAATTTCTTCAATTTCTTTTTCAGTTAAAAAATGTAAGGTTGAACCCCCACAGGATATAATTGGATTGATTATTGTTTCAGAATCAGGACAAATATCTTTTTCTGTTTTTTCTGGAATTGGTGACGGATAAGGGTATTTATCTGGCTTGTTTTCTTTTTCTTCGAGCTGTTTTTTTAAGGTTTCGATTTCTTTGATTTGTTCACGTATTATCTCTTGTAATTCCTCACGAGTATTTACGTGTAATTCCTGAGTTTCTTTCAGTCTTTTTTCTAAATTTTCATTTTCTTGGTTTTTTTCTTTGATTTCTCTTTTTTTCGTTTCAAGTATTGCTTCTGCACCTTGCCACCAATTCCTATATTGTTGGCTTTGTCTTGCAGTTTCTTCGTATTTTTCAGCTTTTTCAATGTATTCATTAAGTTTTTCAAGTTCGATTTCAACTTTTACCATTGCTTTCCCTCGTTTCAAGTTTTGTTTAATTCAATTCAAGATAAGTTTTAACGAATAAGAACCCCTGCCGACATTTTCGCAGTCGGTCGCGGTAAAAAAAATAACTTTTAAGAGTCTTTTTTAAAGTTTTGCTTTTTCAGGGGTACATATATTAAATTAGCCGGCATAAATGGATAATCGGGGTAATCCTGCCGGCTAAATGCTTACTTTATTGAACATTTTATTTTTTATTCGGTGTGTTTTTGTAGAATTTTATTGATTAATATTTTTCTAGTTTTCCAGCTATTTTCGATATTTCAATATGTTTGGATTCCTTCCAACGAAATCTTTCCTGCAAATTAGATTGCTCGGATAATTTCTGAACGGTTGAAATCCCCAAAAATTTAAAAGATAGGTATATTTAAGTTATATCAATCAAATGGGGTGGTTTTTGGTATGATATTTGGTATTTTGGCATAATATATTGGAGGTATGCTATGAGTCCCTTATTATTTTGCCCGTGCCAGCTCCCTTTTTAGTAAAGGGGTATGAGGGGGTATAAAATGAAAGAGCTGACACGGTTTGCAAAATTGGAAAGGGAGGGGTTATTTCATTTTTATCATTAATTTGGTTCCTTTGATTTCTTTTTCAAATGCTTTATCGTGGACGCTTGGGATTTCTTTCTGCAATTTTGAACGGTCGATAGTTCTTTTTATGTAGTCCTCGCCCACTTCGTTTTCGATTTTCTCAACAGTCCACAGTGCATTGTATTTTACATCGTCTGAAAGGGTTACTTTTGCAAGGTCGAAGTCTTTTGATTTGTAACCCATATCTTTCATAATTTCTAAAATATCAGTTCGGTATAATTCAATTTCTTTTTCAATTGTTGCTTTTGCTTCTTCTAATGATTTGATTCTACCAAGTTTTTCTTTAATCTCATCATCATAATGCTTCTCTAAAAGTTGGTCTGATTCCATTTCTAAACGTTCAGAAGTTGAAGGAAAATCCATTGTTTCACCGTTTTAAAAAGTTAAAGAATTAAATAAATTTCATGATTGCATTTTTTGGAATTGTTGTTTTGGTTGAAGGGTTAAGCACATCCTCAGTAAACACCATACATTTTGGTTTTTCTGAAAGGAATTGCATTAAGTGGAATAACTGTGCTTGTTCTTCTGCAACATTGATTTTTTTACAGAACCTGTTGAAGATTTTTGCAACTGCTGAATTACCACCTTTTTGGAATTGGGGTGCTGAGTAAGTACCGTCATCATTTACCCATCTTCTACAACCGCCGTAATATTCAACCACTTCATCTCCTGCATCGCTTTTAAATGTTATAACAATTGGGCATCTTTGGAACTTTGCACCTTTTTCGGTTGTTTCTATTTTGTCATTGAAAATTAAATCAACTTTTTCAACAACGGCATCCCCTTCGATTAAGATTCTTTGTTTTTTTGGTTTTTGTTCTTCTTCGGTTTTCGGTAAGTTTCTCCAGTCGATTGTATTGTTTTGTGTGTTTTGGGTTTCTTCGTTTTGATTTTCCATTTTTTTCACCGGTTTTTTCTCGTTTTCAATTGGTTTTGATTGATTTTCTTTGATTTCGTCTTTTTCTTCATTTTTCAAGTTAATTTCTTCTTCCATGATTTTGTCCTGGAATTCCTTTTCAACACCGTTATTTCTTGCATGTTCAAACATTGCACCGTCAAACTGCATAAGTCCGTTCATGCTTGTTACAACTTCATCGACTGCTTTTTTAACTTCGATTATGGATTTTGCTTTTCCTTTGTTTAGTAATGCTTGGAAAAGGCAATTTAATAGTTTTTTGTCTTTTTCTGTTAGTTCTGCCATTCTCATTCACCAATCATGTCTTTTATCAGCCGGTTTCTCTTTTCGTGTTCAGGCTCTGCAATCTGAGCTAGTAAGGATGGTTTGATAACTCCGCCGTATCGCATTGTTTTTTTGTTGAAGTTTACTGCCACAAGGTTTAATCTGCCGTTTTCAGCTTTTGAATAGTTTGTCATTCGTTTTCACCCTTTTCAGTTGAGACATGTTGTACATTTGCACTTTCGCAGATTGGACAGGTGAATTCTTGTCCGCAGTCGTTTGTTTCAATGTGTCCGCAGTCTAAGCAGTAGTGTTCCATTTTATTTCCCCTCGTTTTGTTTTAATCTTTTACACTTTTTTCTTTCTTTTTCATAGTATAAATAATTAACGGTTACAGTTGGGGAATCTATAAATCATGATGTTGTTGGTACTCACCAGTTCCAACTCTTTTGATTTTTCCCTGCTGTTCGAGTGATCTTAAGTGAACATCGATTAAGCTTGTGGAAAAATAGTCAAAATCATCCATTAAGGATATAATTATTGCTCTTCTTGTAATGCTGTGGGTTCTTGGAATTTGTTTGAGTACGTCTTTTTCTTGAGGTTTTCCTTTTTTCATTATAATCACCGATTGTTAGTTTTCTAAAGCATAGTATAAAAAAGTATTGGTATGAAAAAATTATTTTAAAAATTTCCTTTTGATTTCTTCGATTTCTTCTGCCGATTTTGTGCCATATTCGGTGTGATATTCGCATTTGGAACATGGGATTTTGAAGTTTAGTTCGCATTGTTCAGTGTCCCAGTTCCAGAATGAGCATTTGCTGTTTGAGTTTAGGAAGGCGAGGTTCATTGTTTCAACTCACAAAAATACATTTTGGGTATTTTTTCTTTTAGATTTCCGTTTAAAGTATTCTTCGCATATTGTTTTTGCATTTTGTCTGGGATATTCGTGTCTTTTACTTTCAATCTTTGACTGAGCAAGTTTTAACACGGCTTCTTTTAATGAATCCATTCTCAAACTCATCATCATTCTTGTTCTTTGGTTGTACATATTTTTGAATATTGTATGATTTCTGCGATTTAATCCTTTAATTTTCATGCTTTCACCCACCGATCAAAAGGTGTTTTCATTTCGTTATATTTTGCTTCGACTGCGTTCTTTGCCATTAGGCGGTATTTTTCAATTGTTTTTTCTGAGGGTATTTTTTGAAACCCTATGCAGAAATGAAATCTTGTGATATTTTGTCTAATTAATTCAGTAGTCCAGCTATTAATCATATCATCGTCACATAAGTGCAGTTTGATGAAATACATTACTTCATTTGTTATTTTTTCACGTATTTTATCATCGATTAAGCCATCTGTAACGACTTTGATTGTTAATGTTGCATGTTCTGCTTTTGCTGAGGTTGTTATCATTGTTTTTTCTCCATCATTTTTAAACGTCTGAATATCAACATGCAGGCTGTAGTATCCCACCTTGCATCGTGCAGTGCTTTCGATTCTTTGAAAATATGCGTTGAAAATTCAAGAACTTTCTCTTTTGGGATTTTCCAGTAGTCGAGTGCTTCTGTCAATCTGGGCCATTTTGGAGTTACTTCTTGCGTTAATGGGTCGACTCGTGAAAGGTTGCATTTTGGAGTCATTGCTTCCATCGTGCAGAATGTTTTTGGAGCGAATGTTCTGTTTAATTTTGAATATTCGGCCTTTAAAAAACTTAAATCAAAAGCAATGTTGTGCGAAACTAAAATCCGTTCAGATAGATCTCTTTTGATTTCTTTGAAATTATCTTCGAAAGTTTTTCCGTTTGAAAGTTCTTCAAGTGCTTCAACGGTTAAGTGATGGATGTTACTCGCACTCGTTGGCATTTCTTCGAGTTTGAAGTAGAAATTTTTAGCCTTTTCGATTTTCAGTTTCTCGTTCATCTGAATGTATGCTAATTGTGCGATTTTTCCGGGTTCAAATCCTGTGGTTTCAGTGTCTAGGATTATGTATTTTTCGCTCATTTTTTGATCACCTTAACTGGATTTTCAGATAAAATTATATTGTAATTTTCGAGATGTTCATCTTTTGCAGCATATTCATATCTTTGTAATTTGCTGCTGAAAATCACCAAATATTCAAAAAGATATTTATGTACTGAAATTAACAAAGTTTCTTTATCAATTGAACTTGAAGAACACGGCAAACAATTCGCAGCATAAAGTACTTTCATTAAATCATATTTTGGATAAATTGCTTGTTTTGCTTTTTCTTGATCTTTTTTAAGTTCAAAAAGGTAAATTCCAACTTCATTTAATGTTTCGAATGGCAAACTAGTATGTTCTTTTACATAATCGCTTTTTATTTCAAATAAAGCATTTACGTATTTATATAACTCTGAATTTTCCGGTTTTTGGTTCATCGATATCACCATTTGATATTAATTTTTTAAGTTTTGCTTTGATTTTTTCTTCAGGATATCCTTTTTCTGTGAAATTTTCGATAATTTCGATTTCAGAAATTAATCCATTTTTTTTAATTACTTTGAAAATATCTTTCTGTAGATTAGTATCTTCTTTTGAAATGCCTGAAACTTTATCCATATCAAATGAGCCTGTTTCAGCGTTATATGCTATCGATTTGTAAGATTCTTGTATCATGCCTATTGCTTCAACTACATCATCGACTTCAATCGTTCCGGATTTAAGCTTTGATTTAGCGATTTGTTCAGCAACTCTGATGAAAGCTTCTCCACTTCTTGGGTTAATGTGTGAACCTAAGAAACGCATTGTTTGATAGATGCTAAGTATTTTAGTGGTTGTTTCTGCATCTTCGTTTGGGTGCGGAATTCTTGGAGCCTGTGAACGTGCATAATAAATATACTTGTGTATGAATTCCTGCGTTATTTCAACGCCTGCAACTTCAACAACTGATTTATTATCATTAACGGTTTGATTGTAAGCATTAGCGTGCATTTCTAAGATGTGCCTCATTATTTTAGCATCTTTTTCTTTGTCCGGAAGGTCACGAATTACAAAAATCATATCGAAACGGCTTAACATCTGCGGTTTCATGTTGATTTGTTCCACAATGCTTAAATCTGGGTCGAACCGTCCAAACTTAGGATTGCATGCTGCAAGTATTGCGGTTCTTGTTGGCAGTTTTATGTGAATACTGGCTTTATCTACTGGGCCGTATTCGTTCTCCATAGGGGTTAATAGTACTTTCTGTGCTTCTGGATTAACTGCAAACTCATCGATACAGCATGATCCACCATCAGCTTTAGGGATTGGCCCGAGTGAAGCCCTCCAAGATTCGTCACCAAGTAATGACTGTGATTTTTGAACGGAAGCAATTAAACCAACTGCACTCGCTCCGGTCATGCTTGTTAAGGTGTTTCCTGGTATTTTTGAAATGGTGTTAAGCATTGTTGATTTTGCAACTCCAGGATCGGAAACGATTAAGATGTGGCTGTTTGCCCTTAGTGAGTCCTCACCGAGTTTTTTATTAACTCCTTTAATTTGCTGTAACAGTAAGGCTTTTTTAATATCATCATGGCCCATAATACGGCTGAAAAGCTGATTAGCGAAGAACTGTGCAACATCTTTATTTTCTGATTTTAATTGATTTACAACTTTTTTAATATCGTTTTCATCGTCTTCATTCATTTCAATTCTTGCAGCATTTTTTATTTCTTCAATTCCAATTGCTTTGATATATATGTCTTCAATCATTATTTTCTTATTTTTAGGCATTTTAATAGGGATCCCAGTTATTTTTATTGATCCGGAGCTGTAACCTTTTGAATTTTCGACTAAAACTCTTTTGGTTTTGGCCTGCCCTTCTGGGTCGGTCATTGTTGCTAATGGCTGTTGAACTTCCAACTCTTGAAAATCAACATATTCCGATTTATCTTTTTCAAGTCGCATTGTTGCAGCACATTTTTTACATATGGGGTCTAATTGCATTTCAAAGGGATTTTTAATATCTTTCTGTAATATTTCCCCGCATTGGTCGCAAATGTAATATCCTGTTTTCATTGCTGATTTTACGTCTGTTGCTGCAACTATTTCGGCTTCAAACTCAACAACTTTACCGATTTTATCTGATTTTATGTCTTCCAGTTTTAGCGGTTTTCCAAAGTTATTTTTATTAATGTGGTCGGGTAAATGCGTGAATTCAAAGTTTATTGTTTTTGGTTTTTCAGTTTTGATTGAATAGTATGCTTCAAGGTATGCTTCCTGCACTATTTCGAAAGCATCTTCTGGGGATTCTTCGATTAATTCCATTAATTGAATGCAGCCATGGTGGACTATCTCATCAAGTTGTATCTTTATTTTTGATGGCTCGGTTTCAGTCGGATAGTATCGTTTAATTACTTCTTTTGTTCCAAAATTCATTAAGTCATCTAAAGATATGCTGACGTCCAATTTTTCATCTATTATCTCATCTTGAAATTGTGACAGGAAGTAATCCTTAATACATAATCGAATATCATTACTGAATCGGTTTGAATATTGTGGCGTTTCATAATCTCCAATTTTGCAGATAATTTTAGTATCTTCATCGACAGTTATTTGGTTTAATTCAGTAAGTCTTAGCAGGATATTTTTAAGGTCGTGCCTTGTAAAATTCCTATCATACAGAAATTCTTTTATACTGTCTTTTGACATACTATTATCTGGGGATTTTTCCAATTCCGTTAGTACCAACTTCATACCAGTTTGTACTTTACTTGTTTTTGCCATTATGATCCCCTTTCACTTGATTTTGATTATTTTTTTAATTCATTGTTTTTAACTTCTTCAAGGAAAGGAATTAATTCATTAATAAGTTTGAATGCAGCAGGGTATCTATTTTCAATTGAAGGGGTTTTTTCAAGTACTTCTTGTGCTTTTTGTTTTAATATTATTGAATCGTCTAAAAGTGTCATTAACTCACCTGTTGTATTGATATATGTTTTTCCGTAATTATCCATTTAACCGGATACATATATATAGCTTTCCATTTAATCCAATTGATATTTGAAAAATCTGAAATTTTATAAGCCTATATAGAAATAATATACTCACTATTTTTAGAGTTCATATCGTAGAGTATTTGTTAAAAAAACGGCTATTTTTAGGGTATTTATAGAATACTCGTAGTATTGTATTCAAGATATATATAGCGAGTATTTTAGATTTACTCGTAGATATAGCGAGTATTTTAGATTTACTCGCAGTTATATGCTTAATTACAATATAGCGAGTATTTTAGATTTACTCGCAGTATAGTGTATAGATTAAGAAATAAAGAAAGATATGTATAGATATAAAGTGAGTAGTAAAAAAAAGGTGTTATGATATAATAATATATATTTTATATTTTTATTTATATACTTTAAATAATGTTTTTAATTTGTTCTTATTTTATGAACTAAAAAACTTGATAATATATAAAAACCACTAAAAACAAAACAGTATTATAGAAAAATCAAGGGATAACAATGACAGTTAGGGAGGCAATACTGGAACAATTTCAAACATATAAAATGCTTACTCCAGCTTACGCTTCCCACCTGACAGGCTACTCTCAAAGAACCTGCAACACTGAACTATTCAAGATGCACAGTGAATGTTTATTTGATCGTGAAATCTACGAGCATTACACTTTGTCTAAAAATGGTAGAACGTTACTTGAAAGTAAAGGTTGTGGAATTATTGAAACATAATTAAAACAGATATCAAACAAAATAGTAAAAAATGTTTGAGATTTAAAACAAAATATTTTAATGCCTTAAAAACTAAATTTAGGCATGTCTTTGTCGTTTTCTCCATCAATAGGAGTAAGCATTTCTATTTTCGTTTTTGATGCGGAAATTATCCCCCCAACAATATTTTTGAAAGCATTGTGCCACATTATCTTTTTTTCTTTAGGAGTTTCTTCAATTGTATTTAACATATCCATCCCCACCTTAATTATTTTATTCATGTTTTCAACAGTTTCAAGCATTTCTTTTTTAACTTCATCTTCACCTTTATCTTTTGAATATTCTTCTCTTATAGAAATAGCTTTATTTTCATTCTTTCTTTTTTTATACCATGCTGATATAGCCTGGACTGTAACTTCAACTTGATAATCTTTCTTTAGAAATTTTGCAATAGTTGCCCAAGTATCCCCCTGAGCACGTCTTATTAGGATATCCTCGCAAGCTTCTTCTGGAATTTTGCCCTTTTCTCCCATAAATATCACCTTTAAAAAATTTATTAAAAATTAACCCCTATAAGGAGTTATTGAACACCTACAATTATATCCCAAAGGAGGGACTAATTCAGGATGTTCTGAGGGTATGAATACTAATCCGTTTAGTTTTCTATGTGCTGGCCTTACCTGGTCGTCTTCAGCAGTTACATAAACAACAGGTTCATACCACATCGATTTAGCTCTGGCTAAATTGTAAGTTTTGGATAACTCTTGTCTTGCTCTTAACTGTAACCTGTCAGCAGTTAAACCCTTAGTAACTTCCTTAAGATTGTTTGTTATTGCTACTTCATCCAATCCTTTTCTTATTCCATCGTTTAATACATCGTTTAGCTGTGTTGTATAGCTTGAATAGTTATTTTTGAAAGTATCAACCCAAACTGTTTTTAAACGGTCGATTTCATCATAAGATACATTCGAATAGATCCCTTCTGCATTTAGGAAAGGTGCTACAAAGTCGCTAAAGAATGCATCTACTTCGGTCTGAGTGAAAGTATTTAACAATTCGTCAGAAATTCCAGTTCGGGGGTTAAAGTTATCTTCCAACCATTTTTTAAACGCATTGAAAGAGTCCCTACCAAAACGATCCCCTTTAATATCAATATTATCAAATAGTTTGGATAATGATTTTGCTTTTTTTTCAAGTTCAGCCCTTTTGGTTTCATCTGAAATATAGTCCAATCCTTTTCTTTTAGCATTTGCAGATTTTAAAAGGCTTTCAACTTCTTTTTCACTGATATCAATAGCTGATGCGAGGATTTCCCCGTTTTCATTTGATGGGAATATCCTATCGATAAGGCTTGAAAAGTCATATCCCCCAATAGATTCTGCTTCTTTTAATTCAGTAATAATTTTAGCTTTTTCTAGTAAATTTAATTCCCAATCAGGATCCGGATTTGTGAATTTTATCCAAATGCCTTCGTATTTTGGATCAATTTTGGTTAATTGTTCTGCAATCCATCTTTCAATTTCGTCTTGGTAGCCCTGAACAATCCTTAATATATTCCTATCAACCGTTCTACTGGTTGTTAATTCCTGCCCACTGGCTTGAATAGTGCTTATTGATGTACCAAGGCCCATAAAGATGGCACTTGTGTAATAATGAAGCATACTATTTATAAGATCGGTTGGAATGTCTTTTCCAATAGATAATACTTCCAATTTAACTTTATCAGGATCCCCTGGAATAACCACCCTAGTAAGGTTTTGCCAGTTTGATAAATAATTGCTTGCAGTTGTTGCACTCTTACCATCAGGGGTTATAACTGCAACGGTAGGTATAACTGCTTTTTGTGCCATCATAGGCATTACTTGAAGTGCAAGGATGTTCTTTTGATCGGCTAATTTTTTAATGGTATCATGAATAGGTATAGGATTTACGAACTTTGAAAGGTATTTTTCATCATATTTTACAAATTCTTCGTCCAGTTGGTTATGCAGTTCTTCTGGAGCTATATTTATTGTGACATTGGTTAAGCTGTCATTTTCCCACCATTTTGCTGCAATATTTCTCTGTTCAACATAACTTAAGAAATATTCAACACGGCCTAACTTTTCATTGAAGTGTGAACGTTCTTTTAAACTTGTTGCGGTTGCTGAAATTCGATTTAATTGCCATAAATAACATTTTCCAGTTAATATAAAATCTGAAAAGGCCAACTGTAAATCTTTAATATGTTTGTCGATTAAGTCGGATACTTCCTGTTTTACATTTTCTGGAACTTCACGCATTCCAGGGATTGAAGATACTACCGAATAAGGCGTAAATATTTCAGTGAATAGCTGTCTTATAGCCATGTTTACTGCAACATCTGCGGAAATAGCTATATTTGAATTTTGCCATATTGATACGTCTGAATTTGGAACCGCAGTACTACCATTTGCAGCCATGATGCTTTTAATATTCTTTAAACTAGATTCTACATCATTGTTTGTTAATGAAATCGTCTCTTGCTTCAATTTAATCACCTTGTAAAATGATAATTTTGATAATAATACTTATTGATTGCATGATTATATAACACTTTATCACCTTTTAACTAAAACAAGCTTTTAAACACAATCTTTTCATTTTGCAGTGGTTTTATTTGTGTTTCTAAAGCATCTTCTTCATCGATTTCGTAGGTTGAATTTATACTGCAATTGTAAACACTTGACACCACTGCATCTGCATGGTCGGGGCTTCTTTCCCCGAAATATACCACTTTATTTGAATTAACTTGGTGCTGTAATATCTGAAGCTTTAGCTTTTCCCAGATATCCCCATTTTGGTAAAATTCGATTTTACCTTTTTTCTTTTTAGAGGCATCTATAAGGGTTATTTCTTTTTGTCCTTCGACTAACTCTTGGAATACAGTCCATACATCAACTCTTTTGGATATTCTTTCTCCACCAAATTTCTGTATAAAATATTCACTGTTGAACTGGTCGAAACTCAATCTAACGTTTAATCGTTCCTGTAAAAATTTATAAAACTTTTCTAAACTGGTATAATCTACTCTATATCCCACAGTTGGCTCTAATATTATCAAATCTGAAACAATAACTTTCCCTTTTTCAAAATAAGAAATAGCTATTGCAGTTCTATCGTGGTTAATTGATAAATCCGTGTGAATATACAAAGTTTTATTAATATCTCTTTTTTGTTTAAAATTTAAAGATAGTTTGCCCTCTTTTTCATCATAAACCGGTTGCCAATTAAATAAACTTACTCCATCTTTTTTCCTTGCGTTTAATGCATCAAGGCTAATAAAGTAAGCGTTTAAATCTGGCGGTTCACATTCATACATTTTTTTAGCAAGGATTTCGTTTCTTTCATAATCATCTTTAAAATCTTCTTTAACTCTCCGGCTGTTTACTTCCCAAGTTTTCCCTTTAAAAGTGAATATATTATCTATTCCTTGATTTTCCATCATTATTTTATAGCCTACATCATCTAAAGGGTTGGGGGTTGGAAAACGATTCCAAGTAATGGCTACAACTTTTCCATTGTAGCCGAAACGAGTTTGAACGGAAGATTTAGCCTGATAAAACATCTTTTCAGCATTTTTAAAATTCTCATCGCTTATTTCATCGACAACTACACATTTTAAGTTTTTACCCTCGAAAGATGCAGATGTTGAGTTTCCAGAATGCACTGTAATAGCCGGCCCAACATCTAAAAAAGTCTTTGCTAATTGGATTGGTGCTTTTGAATTTCCTTTATTTTCCCCGATTCCAATGATATTAAATACTCTATTTTTTTTAAACCATACTTTAAATTCTTTGAAAAATACATTGTTTGCTAAATCAGCATTGGGGGCAATGTTCATCAAGTCAATTCTTTCAAAAGCAAGTGGATTAAATAGTATATCAATGATTTCATCGATTAAAAGGAGTGCGGACATGAAATCCTTACCGCCACCTTTTCCAATGCAGATGCAAGACATATAATTATCTTTCATTTGTTTTAAAACGTGCTTTTGTATAGGGGTTATCGTATCAATTCCCATTAATACCTCACATCGTTCTATAATGTCCATCGATTTAATCTTTTTAGCTACCAGTTCAAGGGATTTCTTCATATCTAAGTGGGTTTTACCTTTATGTTTAAATGTGGGCAGTTCAATTTCTAAAATCTCCATTAATTCTAAAAATTCTTCTTGGTTTTTCTCCCCAAATGCTTTATTTTGGATTGCTTGGTTTAATAAATCTCGGATATACATAAAAATCAACGTTTAATTTATTTTATCCTTTTTTCTGCTTTTATTGCTAATTTTAAAATGTTTTTTCTTTCTAAAGTTTTATTTATGGCTGGAGCAATAAACGGCCTATCACCGTATTCATGCTTACCAGAATATTTTATGTTGTTGTAAATTTTAATTAAGATTATTCTATCTCGTTTTACCTGTGCACGGCTTTGCGTGGCCTTAAACATGGTATTATTGAACACTAACCCCTTTAAATTTTTACCGAGCAGTATCTTTTTTTCTTTATATTTCTGAGTTAATGGTTTCCATTTTAATTTGGGTTTAGTGTATCCATATTTTACATTTTCATCAACGTTAGCCAAAACATCTAATTCAACTTCTTTTTCTAATGATTTTACGAACTTGTTTCGCCATGAATTATAGTTTTTACGAGCCATATTACTCCTCCAAAGAATAAAAATACTGCATCAATGATATTATTAGATATTAGGTTTAGGATTATCTCTTGCATTTCCGGACTGATTATAGTTGTTAGCCCAAATAACGCTATTATTGTCGTTATCTTCTTTTTTAATAGGTATTTCACTAGTTCTGACAACAGGATTTTCAAAGGTAGTTTGGGGTATTTCTTTTTCTGTTTGTTCTGTCTGTTTCGGTTTTTCTGGTTCTTCGATTGGTTCGGGTTCTTTTCTTGGTTCGTATCTTCCGAAGTTTCGGTTCGGATAATCAGGGATTTCCCGATTAAATGACTTAGAATTAAAATTCTTTCCACGGTTTTTAATAATAGCCCACGCAGAATCCCATACAAGAAAGAAATCGTCAGTATTTGCTACCAAGTAAGCAAATGACATCACCGCAATTAATAAAAATAAGTTAGCGTAAGATTCAGTAACTAATGCTATTATTGTCTGGATGAAAGCAATAATAACACATATTTTAATTTGTGCCCTTTTTTCAGGGCTGTCAGTGTTTTTTATTTCGTAATTTTCCATTTTTTTCACCTTAAACAATTACTAATTTTTTTCCCATTGCAGTCATTAATTTAACAACCGTTTCGAATGATGGATTATAATCCTCTTTATTTAAGAGCGTTGAGATAGTTTTTTGATCCACTTTTGCTAATTTAGACAAGGCGTATCCTGTTGAATTATCAGTATATCCATTCACAATTTCTTTTATTTGAGATATGTTTGTAATGATTGTACCTTTTTGTTGTATCGTTACATCTACTTGGCTATTATCCATTATATTCACCTGATATAACTTTGAAAATGATTGTATATATAGATTAGTGGGCGTTCGTCAAGTAAATGGTATATATAAGGTTAAATACATATTTCGTTAGGGAGTTTTCCCGAATATTAAAATGTTTTTTTAAAGCAGGTGAAAAAATGGCTGTTGAAATGGAAACAATCGCTGTAATCTTTTTCGTGTTAATGGGTTGCGGTGTAGGTAGCTTATTAATTGACAAAAAGATAAATTTTGCAAACAAAGTTCAGGAAATCTTCATGAAATTCGAAAAAATGGACAGGAAGAAAACCAACAAAACAGGGGAATAATTGATTCCCTGATTTCAGAAAATGCAAAATTAAACTATGAGCTTGGGAAAGCCCATGCTAAAAATGAAATTTTAGAAGGGCGGATTGATGAACTTTCAAAACGTCCTTAATACACCTTTTTAGGTGCTTTGATATGGCAACAAGAACAAAAATAATGTTACCAGTCCTTAATCCTACGACTGTCGATGGAACTCCGATAACAAAGGAATTCATTGAACGATATGGTCCAGGATTAAGAGGTAAGCCAGTAAATTTAGATCATAATTTCGATGAAAAGGAAAACGTAGTTTCAAATATCGCAATAGGTGAAGTTTCAGAGGTAATTATTACTGATGAAAGCAATATGTATGCGGAATTAGAAGTATTTTCCGACATATACTCTGCGATAAGGGATGAAATCAAAGGAAGTTCGTTTGAATGGAACCATAACCCTTCGGGAACGGATGGAGTTATGAAAGCCATTGCATTATGTAGGGTTTCCAATCCTAAAGTAGAATTTGCTCGTTCTAAGCCATTATATGAGATATTTGCAAGCGTTATGCCTGACTTAAAATCACAACAGAGTGATAATATGATTGACATTTCAAAATTAACAGATGAAGAAAAGAAAGAACTTGCAGTTGTATTAGCCCCGCAAGTTAAAGAAATCTTGGCTTCTGAAATGCCCCCAACTCCAGCGGAACCGCCAGTTGAACCACAAACTCCAGCGGAACCAACAGATGAAGTTTCAAACAAAGATGTGTTAGACGCAATAAATAAATTAACGTCTTCAATTGAAACGAACACAAAGGCAACAGAAGCAGTTAAAAAAGATGTAGAGATTTTGGCTTCATCAATGCCAAAAGGAAAAGGAGTACCCCCTGCCGGTAATGGTTCCGGTGGAGGAGAACAACAAAGAAGTGCAAATTTAGGGTTGTAAGGTGATTAAATGACAAACAGCGTAAGTTCACAAAATGCAACAACAACTTTGTATCCATTTAGATTCGTGAAACTAAGTTCTACAGGTTGGGCTTTTGCTACAAATTCGGAAGGCACTACAATCGATGTAGATGCAGTTACAATCCCAACAAGAACAATCATGACATCTGGATTACAAGTTGATGCAGAATGTTTAGGCGTTCTAAAAGTTGAAATAAAATCAGGAGAAACCTTTGCAATTGGTGATTTAGCAATTCCTTCAACTGATGGCGATGGAAAAGCAGTAAAAGACACTACAAATGGTTATAAAGTAACTTCTGTTCAAAGTGGATACATAAATGTAATTGTGGATGGCCCATTACACGTGGCTCCAGCAGCATAAGGTGATACAAAATGGCACTAGATAGTTACGATGCAGCACTAGTAGAAAAGGCAATGAAACCAGTCCTTGACGGTCAGATGTACCGTCTCAAAGGGGTAATGCCTAAAAAACCAATTAAAAAAGATACCGAAACCTACACACAAAATAGGTTTGAATTTGATTACAATGCAGCTAAAAAAGGACTTACTGAATTTGTTGAAGTTCCAATTGCAAAAACAAGTTCAACAGCAACTGTTTGGGATGTTCTATTAAAAGCTACAAGGGCAGAAAGGTTACTTTCAGATATCGATAAAAGGGATATTTGGGAAGGACTAGCTAAAATTGTTGCGAAATTCGAAAATACACAAATGATTTCAACGCTTACTTCTGGAAGTACTGCACACGCAGCAGAAGCAGCATGGGATAGTGAAAGTGCGACCTCTGCAACGATTGTAAACGATCTTAATGAGTTAGTTCCTATTATTCAGGAATATTCAGATGCACCATTAGCATTAATTGGCCCAACTACTGCAATTGCAAAACTGTACAAATCAAACGATTATGGTAACTCCCCTGCAAAATTGTTAAGTCCAAAAATCGACACGATAATTTCAAGCAGTTTGATTACTACAAAAGTTGCATTCCTTGTACCTAAAGATCCAACAATTGCATTCACAGGAGTTGCAGAAGAAGCAGACCAACACATGTGGAATCCTGATCCAAAAACTACAGTACTTGGATTTACAGAAGCAGTAATGCCTTTTGTAGCTGAGTCAAGTGCAGTTTACAGATTAACAGGGGTTTTATCCTAATTAAATTAATTGTGTGA